AAGTTTACAGCATGATGGATCCCGGAGGAGAAGTATTAGAACCTGTGGATTTGGGTGTGCTAACTTAAATAAATAAAGAAACAGGAGAATTCAATGCCAACAGTCTTACAGTTCCGTAGAGGAACTACATCACAAAATAACTCATTTACCGGATCAGCCGGCGAGTTAAGCATTGATATGACTCTGGACGTAATTAGAGTGCATGATGGGTCTACTCCTGGCGGATTTGCACAAGTTGGCGCCAATGCCGTACAAACATTAACTAATAAAACCCTTACTAGTCCAATATTAACTACCCCTAATATTGGGGTAGCCACTGGTACTAGTGTAAGTGTAACTGGCACTGTAACTGGTGCAAGTGTTGTTGGTGGCGTAATGACTGGATCAAGTGTAAGTGTAACTGGCACTGTAACTGGTGCAAGTGTTGTTGGTGGCGTAATGACTGGATCAAGTGTAAGTGTAACTGGCACTGTAACTGGTACTACAATCACTGGCACAAGTTTAACAGTATCAACTGGTAATATCACTGGTGGCAATATTGTCAACTCAAATGCCAATGGTGTAGGTAATATTGGCAGTTCGACCACTTATTTCAACACTGTATTTGCCAAAGCAACATCAGCACAATACGCTGACTTGGCAGAAATGTATTGTGCCGATGCAGAATATATCCCCGGAACTGTAGTAGAGTTTGGTGGCGAAAACGAAATTACTGCAACTACCGAAAGTCACAGCACTCGAGTAGCTGGTATTATTTCTACCAATCCGAGTTATCTAATGAATTCAACTCTTGAATGCAAAAATGCAGTAGAGGTTGCGCTTACTGGCCGTGTGCCATGTCGAGTAGTTGGTTCTATTAGTAAAGGTGATCGTTTGGTTGCTAGCGGACTACACGCTGGTGTGGCTACAGCTTTAGATATGGGCCAATATCAACCAGGTTGTATCATTGGCAAGTCGTTGGAAAATTACAATTCAACCAACGTTGGGATCATTGAAGTAGCAGTAGGCAGGACCTAATGCAGGCCAGGTATCGCACAGACTATGTTGGTGAATTTGTAATATTAGAAACTACATGGAGTGGTGGCAAAAAAGAAGAAACACGCGAGTGGATCCCAAACCCCATTGACAACCATCACCTTTCGGGCCGCGCAGCCTGTATCGGTAGCAACATAGATCAAGAACGCTTTGATTACACACGACTGCAACGCCATCGTGGCGGCCTGTTGGGCAGTAAGAAATTACAAACTTACGGTACAGGGTTAATTGCTCAACAAATGCGGCTGGACTTTGCAGTAGAAACAAATACTAATAATTTAACTGGTATCTTAGAAACAAATTATCAACACGACAACATTGTATATACTACTGCACGTAATTGTATTGCCAATCCAGGAGAATTTTATTTAATTCCTTACAAGCCTAGATTGATTGATATGACCACTGCGGTGTATCTTGCTGCATTCGATGGACATCAAGAAGTATTCTTATTGGGCTACACCGATGAGTCACCAGGTGATTCGTTAAATTGGGAAGCACAACTTGCCGACGTATTTTTAGCGTATCCAGGTGTTAAGTTTTATCTAGTGGGAGAAAGCACACGTATGCCTGATATATGGGTTGACTGCTTTAACACTCAACTTATGACTTATCGTGAATTCATCAGTTATTGCGACGTGTAAACGCTGGACTCGATAGTTAAAATTTTATTCTGCACAGCTTCAAAGTTCACAGTTGACCATAATCCTGGATGCATGGGTTTAGGCCATGTACCAGAGTCAATCCATGCATAGCCAATGTGCTCGTGATTTAGTGTAGGTTGAAATTCATGTCCTACAATACAAAAAAATGTATGATACTCAAACCCTGAATCTACGGTAGTGAACTTTTCCAACGGCATCATACGCACATACTCGGGCATTGATCCTAGTTCTTCTTCGCACTCTCGATTGATAGCAACCATTAAGGTTTCGCCTGATTCCACACGTCCACCGGGCAATCCCCATGATGCAGGGTGTTTTGGATCATTACGCATGAGATATAGATAGCGACGAGTAGCAATAGAATAAAACCAAACGCCTACAGCTTTTACAATACTAGACTCCATGTGCCTCCTGGGTACAAGCCCTGGTACGATTTGATCCACGTATTGCCAGTCCATTCGTATTGTATTTCTGTTGTGATATTTGTGACATACTGTATATTATCTAGACTTGAACTACTGTCAAAAGAAATCTGCCACCGTGCGCCATCATACTCAACAATGTCATTAGCTTTTGCAACCAGTGGCTGTCCACTGGTTCCTGCCCATGCCTCGGCATACCCTTCGTTAAATGTTCCAGTGTCTTCGGTAAACAAATAACGCTGTCCAACAACCGGAGCCGCTAATCCGGCATCTGGGCCGCTACGCAATGGATCAATTACAGCCAACACCGGTTCTAGTGTATTACCGGGAGTCGATCCCGAGTCTACAGTAAACAACAAAAAGCGATCATCGGTAGGATCGTAACTGACATAGCCTATAACTTCAGTCCCATCATCTTGTTCTAATTTGATATAGCTAATGCCATCTCGCAAAGTACCGTATGCACCGATCACGTTGTGCCATAGAAGATTGCTGTTTGGACTGTCTGGCGGATTCAAACTGCTGTTGGGTTGATCCACAACCTGCTGTTCACGTAAGGCTTGTAACTTACCAACTGTTCCCGGGCTTCCCCCAATTAACAATGTTTGATATCCATATGGTGTAATCACTTGTCGTGTGCCTAACAACAGGTCATTGTCAAGGATGGCATTGCTGGCATCGCCATTGGCATCAAACACACTCATAACAATACGCTCAACTACGCCAAGTTTCTTGACCTTGGCTGGACTTGATATCCAAATTGGTATACTAAATGTAAGTGTGGCCACGTCAATAGGGTTTTCGGTGCCAACAGGAATAGTGCGGCTGCTCCATTTAGTTGATTCAAGATTACACACAGTAAGACTGGTCCAATCAATGAAACTGTCGGTGCTTTGTATTTCCAAACTAGGATTAAACAATACTAAGATTTGTTCTAGTATCTGCATCTTTTGGTTGGTATTCGACGTCCATATGTCCAGGGCAATAGTCAACTTGTATGGAACTGGCATCAAACGCTCAATAGTAAATGCATTACCCTGTGTAGTTTCGTAACTGTCAGTATCTCCATCATATGCACGTTGCCGAACCTGCATCTTGTTTACAAAATTAGGTTCCTGTATTCTTGGACGATCATAATCAAGTCCAGTAACATAAAATGTCATCAACGGAGTTGATGGCATATCATTGGCCGAATTTTGTTGTATGATAGTTTGTGCTTGACGACTAGCATCGCCATAACGAACTGGCACACGAATCAATGTATCATTTTTACCAGCTTGATTTCTACCATACTCAACACTGAAGTTACTAAAAATTCTAGCAAACTGTAATAAGAAGCGACGTATTTGTTCGTCGTAAAAGAACTGAGCGATGATTATCTCCCTGGAGGTCGTGGGTTAGGTGGCATAATATTACCGCCTTGGTTGCCATTGTCAGCCTGTGGTTTAAGTATTTGGCTCAAACTCTGGCGACTTGGAATATTGCCTTGATCTGTGGTAGCAACAGTGTATGTATTATTAACAAAGCTGGCACGTTGAGTTAATGCACCTGTGGCTAAGTCAAGATCAGTGCGGACGTTGTCTTCAATCTTGATCCATGACGCACCGCTGAATCTAAACAAGCGATTAGGAAAGTAATCTAAACGCAGTGCATAATCTCCCGCCACTGGGTTTGGAGGAAAACTTACACCCGGAGTTACTGGCAAACCATTAGGAGCAACCCCATCTCCGGTTAAGTAGCCCATGGTATAACCAAAACTCTTAGGCGTATTGCCTTCACCACCTGCGGTGCTATCTACGGTAGGATAAGTATCGTCAGCAGTGAGACCGTCACCAGCCGGTTGCCCGTTGTCGGTGGTTGGTAATATATAGAATTTTGTAACGTCGTACCCACTGAGCGGAACATCGGCTTGGGCTTGAACCAATAACGCATCGTTAATTTCCAAATCTTTGGGTCTGGTA